ACCGTATCAAGATGCCGGACGCCGAGGTGGCGTATCAGGCGCTCGTCGCCGCCACGCCGCCGGACGTCGACGCTGCCGAGCTCCGCCGCGCCGAGCAGCGCGCCCAGGTCCGCGAACGCGAGGCGAAGGCGCAGCAGCGCGAGCTCGAGCTGGCGCGCGCCCGCGGCGAGCTGATCAAGCTCGCCGACGTCCAAGCCGACGCGCGCGGCGCCGCCGAGATCATCCGCTCGCAGCTCCTGGCGCTCCCGCCGCGCGTCGCCTCGCAGCTGGAGGCGATCGCCGCCGGCCCAGCGGGCGCGCCACGCGCCGCCGCCATCGAGGCCCTCATCGCCGACGAGGTGAACCAGGTGATCGCGTCGATCCGGTCGGAGTTCCTGCGATGATGCCGTTGGTCGATTGGTGGGCCGTCATCGATTCCGAACAGCACGCCTGGAACACAGAACGCCTGCAGTTGCTCGATCGCCTCCTTGGGACGTTGTTGACGCGACGAGAGGAGTTTGTGGTTCGTCGATATTTTGGATTCGATGGTGAGGCGCAGACGGCATTGCAAATTGCCGAACAATTGGAGATATCGCCATCAAGAATTCATAAAATCAAAAATTCTGCACTGCGGCGGCTGGATCGATTTCCTCGTCGGGATTGGCTGTTGTTCCTCGGGACGAAAGCGTGAGCTGGCGCCGCGCCTTCGCCGAGGCGTTTACGCCGCGGCCGCGCCTCTCGGTGAGCGAGTGGGCCGACCGCCACCGGCACGTCGCCGAGGGCACCGGCCCGGAGCCGGGTCCCTGGCGCACGAGCCGCGCGCTGTACCTCCGCGAGCCGATGGACGCCGTCTCCGATCCGGCGGTCGAGCGCGTCGTCATCCAGGCCGGCTCGCAGCTCGGGAAGTCCGAGCTGCTCTTGAACCTGATCGGGTTCTATGCCGACGCCGACCCATCGCCGATCTTGCTCGTGCAGCCGACCGAGATCGCGATGCAGGCGTTCTCGAAGGAGCGCATCGAGCCGACCTTCCGCGCGACGCCGGCGCTGCGCGGGAAGCTCTCGTCGAGCCTGCGCGACAAGGACAACACGATCCTGCTCAAGCAGTTCCCAGGCGGCTACCTCGCGTGCGCCTGGGCGACGTCGGCGGTGTCCCTCGCCTCGCGGCCGATCCGCATCGTGCTCCTCGACGAGGTCGACCGCTACCCCGACAGCCTCGGCCGCGACGGCGACCCGATCGCGCAGGCGGTGCAGCGTACGTCGAACTTCCACAACCGGAAGATCATCGCCGTCTCGACGCCGACCATCGACGGCATCTCGAAGATCGCCACCGCGTATGACGACACCGACCAGCGGCACTTCTACGTACCGTGCCCTCGGTGCGGCGCGCACCAGGTGCTCGCCTGGGAAGGCGTCGTCTACAAGAACGCCGCCGGCGAGGTCGACCTTGCCGACGTGCACTACCGCTGCGAGCATTGCAAGGGCCGCATCGAGGAGCGCGACCGCCCCTGGATGCTGGCGCGCGGCGAGTGGAAGCCCGACAACCCCGGCCATCCGCACCGCGGCTATCAGATTTCGGCGCTCTATTCGCCGTGGGTGCGCTGGCGCGAGCTCGCCGTCGAGTGGGTGCGCGCGAACGCCGCGCGCGACAAGCAGGGGCTGCAGGAGTTCGTGAACCTCCGCCTCGGCGAAACGTGGACCGAGGAGGGCGACCGCATCTCCGTCGAGGCGCTCGAAAAGAACCGCGAGGCGTACGAGGCTGACGTCCCCGACGGCGTGCTCCTCCTCACCGCCGGCGTCGACGTGCAGGACAACCGCCTCGAGGCGGAGATCCTCGGGTGGGGCGTCGGGCGCGAGTCGTGGGGCGTGCGCTACGCCATCCTCCCCGGCGACACCTCGACGCCGGATCCGTGGCGCCGCCTCGATGAGCTGCTCGCGCGGACCTGGGCGCGCGCCGACGGTTCGACGATGGCGCTCTGGTGCGCGTGCGTCGACTCCGGCGACCACCGCACCGACGAGGTCTACGCCTTCTGCCGCGACCGCACCGTGCGGAACGTCTTCGCGATCAAGGGCCGCGCCGGCGCCGGCATCCCCATCGCCGGGAAGCCGACGTTGAACAAGTTCCGCGCGCCGCTCTGCCCGGTCGGCGTCGACACCGGGAAGGAGGCGCTCTTCTCCCGCCTGGCGCTGGCGACGCCGGGCCCGGGCTACTGCCACTTCCCGTCAGCGCGCGAGGCCGGCTACGACGACACGTACTTCCGCGGCCTCGTATCCGAGCAGCGCCGGTCGAAGATGCGCGGCGGCCGGCGCGTCCTGACCTGGGTGCAGACGTACGCACGCAACGAGCCGCTCGACGTGCGCGTCTATGCGACGGCGGCGATGGAGATGTGCTCCGTCGACTTCGATGCGCTCGCGCGCGCCGACGAGGCGCGGCGGGCGATGACGCCGGCGGCGGCCAGGCCGACAGCGCCGGTCCGGCGACGCGTGCTCTCGCGCGGGGTCGAGTGGTGAGCGCAAAGGCGAAGACCGTACGTTTGCCCGATACGCTTGTCGCTCGCGTCGAGGCGGTCGCGCGCGCGAACAAGAGCGATTTCTCGACGGTGATGCGCTTTGCGCTTCAGCGCGGTCTCGCTGCGATGGAGGCGGAGCTGGTGGCGCCCGTTGATCCGCCTCGACGCCGCGTGCTTTCCCGCGGCGTCGATTCGTAGTTCTACTTCTTCGCGTTCATTTTCGCTCCAGCCACCGTCGCTGCCAGCGCGCCGACGAAGAGGCCGCCGAGCACTCCCCAAAAGCCGAAGATGAGACCACCGCCGATGGCGCCGCCTACGCCGCCGACCAGGGCGAGCAGATGTGTGCGTTGATCGCCGCTCTTGTCGATATGGCAATAGGGGCAGACGTTGCCGGCGAACGGGATCTCTTTTCCGCAGTTTGAACAGCGCATTCTGGCCTCCCCGGCGCTCATCTTGCCCGAAAAATCGACGATTATGCACATGACAAGTGCATAATCGCCGAAAAATCGACCAAAAACGTATGACAGTCCTTTCCCGTCGCTGAGCGCATCGAAAAAGGCCACAGATGTGATGTTTCGCGGGGCCGGTTGAAGTGGCTCTCGTCGGTGAGCCGCCAAAAGAATCGTAAGACAACTATACGCCCTCCCGTCGCTGACCCCTCTGCAAACTTCTGCAAGGCGAATTTGCCCACCAACGTCGCCGGGGCTTTCCTGAACGCATTGCAATGGCCCTCACGCTCGACGAAGCGCAGACCCTCCGCGACGCCTGGAAGGCGGCGGAGCTGGCCGTGGCCGCCGGGCAGTCCTACACCATCGCCGGCCGCTCGCTGACGCGCGCCGATGCGCGCTACATCCACCAGCAGTTCGTCCGCTACGACCAGGTGGTTGACCAACTGAAGGCCGGCACGTCGCCGGGCGTCCCGGTGTTCCGCGCCATGCCGAGGGATCTGTAGCCGTGGGGCTGCTCGATCGCATCATCGACGGCGGCATCGGCATCGCCGAAAAGCTGTCGCCGGAGTGGGCGCTCAAGCGTGAGCACGCGCGTGCCCGCCGCGAGATCCTGAATCAGGGCTACTCGCAGCACGGCGCCAGCCGCCTGAAGAAGTCGATGGCCGGCTGGGTGACGGCGCGCGGTGGACCCGACGCCGACATCACGCTGAACCTCGACCTCCTTCGTCAGCGCTCGCGCGATCTCTGCATGGGCGATCCTCTGGCGATCGGGGCGCTAAAGACCATCCAGGTGAACGAGATCGGCTCCGGTCTTCGCCTGAACGCGCAGGTGGACGCCGAATACCTCGGCCTCGACGACGACGAGGCGCTGGAGTGGGAGGCGCATACCGAGCGTGAGTTCTCGCTGTGGGCCAACAGTACGGCATGCGATGCGCACCGCCGCTGTACGTTCGGCGAGCTGGAGGCGCTCGTGCGTCTCTCCGAGCTCATGTCGGGCGACGTCTTCGTCATGTTGCCCTCGATCGAGCGCGAGGGGGACCGCTACGACCTCAAGGTCAAGCTACTCGAGGCGGATCGGGTTTCCGATCCATGGCCCTACCCGGTCGGTCACAACGTTCTCGGCGGCGTGGAACTCGATGAGAGCGGCGCACCGATTTTCTACTACATGACGAAGATCCATCCGGGTGATCTTTTCCTGCCCGGCACCTACGGCGGCTACGGCGCCTTCGCCTACGGTGCGGTGAGCGTGCCGCCCCTCCTCGAGGGCGGCATCTACGGCGCGCAGTGGAACACCTGGGAGAAGATCCCGGCGTTCGGAGCAACCGGACGTCGCCTCGTCCTGCACATCATGGAGCTCGAGCGCCCCGGCCAGCGCCGCGGCGTGCCGATCCTGGCGCCGGTGATGGAGCATCTGAAGCAGCTCTCGCGCTATTCGCAGGCGGAGCTGATGGCTGCGGTGGTGTCGGGCATGTTCACCGCGGCGATCACGAGCGAACGCCCCTCGGCGATGCCCGGCCAGATCATTCCACCGGGCTCGCAGGTGGTGGACACCGATCCGACGACGTACCAACTCGGCAACGGCGCGCTGCTCGGTCTCCTGCCCGGCGAGAAGCTCGAGGCGGTGAATCCTTCCCGGCCGAACGCTGGTTTCGAGCCGTTCGTCCGCGCCGTCTCTCAGCAGGTCGGCGCCGCGCTCGGCATCCCCTACGAGCTGCTGGTCATGCAGTTCACGTCGAGCTACTCGGCGTCGCGCGGCGCGCTGCTCGAAGCGTGGAAGCGCTTCTTCGTCGGGCGGCATCGCGTGGCGACACGCTTCTGCCAGCCGATCTACGAGCAGTGGCTGGAGGAGGCGGTGGCGCGCGGCTACGTCGAGGCGCCGGGCTTCTTCGCCGATCCGGTCACGCGCGCGGCCTGGTGCGGCGCGGAGTGGGTGGGACCGTCGCAGGGCCAGCTCGACCCCGTGAAGGAGGTCGAGGCGGCGGAGAAGCGCGTCGCCTCCGGCTTCTCGACGCGCACGCAGGAGACGGCAGCGCTCACCGGCGGCAACTTCGAGCGCAATCACCGCGTGCGTGTGCGCGAGGAGAAGCTACGACGCGAGGGTCAAGTGGTGATGGCGCCTACCTCGACGTCGCCCGACGAGCCGGCGCCGGCGCCGGCGGCCGATGGCGGCGAAGGCGCGTCGCCAACGAAGGAGGAAGCAGCGTGAAGATCTGGAGTCTCACCAAAAGCGCCGACGGCAAGACGGCCGACATCACGCTCTACGGCGTCATCGGCAACGACTGGTGGAGCGACGTCACGGCGAGGGAGATCAGCCAGCAGGTGGCGGACTGCCGCGACGTCGAGATGGTGCGCGTGCACATCAACAGCGAAGGCGGCGACATATTCGCCGGCATCGCGATCTACAACATGCTGAACGCCCTCGGCGAGAACAAGGTGCGGTCGATCATCGAGGGGCTGGCGGCGTCGTCGGCATCGATCGCGGCGATGGCGGGCAAGACCGTGATGGGGCGTGGTGCCATGCTGATGGTTCACAACCCGTGGGCGATCGTCGTCGGCGATGCCGACGACATGCGGAACGGCGCCGAGATGCTCGACAAGGCGCAGAAGTCGCTGATTTCCATCTATCGTGAGAAGACCGGCAAGTCGGAGGAAGAGCTGAAGGCGATGCTCGACGCCGAGACCTGGCTGACCGCGGAAGAGGCGGTCGAGCTGGGTTTCGCCGACGAGATCGACGGCACCGCGGTCTCGACCGTCGAGGAAGAGGTTGCCGCGGCTGCCACCGAGCGCCGGGTGATGTTGAACGGGATCGCCTTCCCGCGCGACCGCCTTCCCCTCCAGATCCTGGCGATGGTGAGGCCGAAAGCCGACGACGCGAACGGCGACGCGGATGGCGATGGTGACGATGACGACGGCGACGAAGACAAGGGGCCGTGCAACTGCAAGGCGTGCGGCATGGATTGTCCATGCGGCGAGGACCACTGCGACGTCGAGTGCGCCTGCGACTGCGATAAGAGCGCGGCCGCGACCGCGAACGTCGCGCCGGCGGCCGCCACGGCGCCGACCCCGCTCCTCAACCGCGCCTACCTCACCGAGCACGCACCGAAGCTCCTCGCCGAGCTGGTGGCGGAGGGCCGCGCCGCCGGCGCCTCCGAGGAGCGCGCGCGCATCCAGGCGATCGACGAGCTCGACCTAAAAGGCTGCGCGGAGCTCGTCGCCGCGGCGAAGTACGGCGAGCAGTCGATGGACGCGCCGACGCTCGCCGTCGCGGCGCTGAAGGCCGGCAGGCAGGCCGGCGTGGACCTGCTCGCGGCGCGTCGCGAGGAGTCGCGCGCGATCGCCGGCGTCCAGCCGGGCGCCCCCGACAATACCGCCGCGGCCGGCGACGCGCGGCACATCCAGGCCATGGTAGCGGCGATCAACGCCCGCCGAGGAGAGAATCGATGAGCGAGTCGACCAGCTACGACAACCTGTTCGCCGGCACCCAGAAGCCGCCCGTCACCGAGCCGGCCACCATCCGCATCTACGAGTCGTTCGCCCGCGGCACGCTGCTCGGCCGGCTGACGGCGACCGACAAGTGGCAGACCCTCGACGAGGACAGCACGTCGAGCTTCAACAAGTTCGGCATCGCCACCGAGGCGGTGGACACCACCGACGGCGTCGAGAAGCTGACCGAGGTGTTCGTCGAGGGCGAGTTCTCGGAGGGCAACGTCATCTTCGCCTACAGCGACACCGCCTCCGACTGGCGCGACAAGCTCGACGCGGTGGGGATCTACCTCCGCAAGACGATCTCGGTCCTCGGCCAGTAGGCCGGGCCAAGGACAAGGGAGACGAAGACCATGAGCATCGACCTCTACAACGTTCGCTCCATGATGCAGGCGCTCCTGCAGGCGAAGCCGCCGCGGACGTTCCTGCGGAGCAAGATGATCCGCCGCGACGAGTTCTCCGATCGCGAGCAGATCGACGTCGACACCAAGACCGGCGTGCGCCGCCTGGCGCCGTTCGTCAACCCGTCGGTCGGCGTCGGCAAGACCATGGACCGCGTCGGGTTCGACACGCAGACCGTGACGCCGCCCATGGTGTCGCTCAAGCGCCCGCTCACCCCGACCGACCTGCAGAAGCGCCTGCCGGGCGAGAACATCTACGCCCAGCAGACCGCCGACGAGCGCGCCTCGATCCTGCTCGGCCAGGACCTCGCCGAGCTCGACGAGGATATCACGCGCACCGAGGAATGGGAGTGCGCGCAGGCGGCGTTCAACACCGGCACGGTGAACGGCGCCACCGGGTCGATCATCGAGTGTAAGGGCGACGACGTCGACGAGACCTTTTTCTTCCCGCGCGACGCGTCGCTGGTCGCGGCGGCGCCGGCGGGCTCCGCCCCGAACGGCCTCGGCACGGCCTCGCCGACCTCGACGCAGCTCACCAGCACGCGCTGCTGGGATCAATCCGGGGCCGACATCCCGGTCCAGATCCGCCAGATCCGGCGACGTGTGGCGCAGCTCACCGGCATCTCGATCGACTACGCCATCTGCGGCGCTGATGCCGGCGACGCGTTGCTGAAGGCGCCTTCCCTGAGCGGCCTCACGGGCCTGCTCAACACCCGCCGGCTCGACCTCGGCCTGATCAAGCCGGAGGACATGGGCGACGGCGTGACCTATCTCGGCACCTTCAACGGCACCAACACCGACGTCTTCGCCTACGACGAGTTCTACATCGATCCGACCGACGGCAAGGAGAAGCCGATCGTCCCGGTCAAGTCGGTGTTGTTCGGTTCCTCGCGCAGCTACACCGTCATGCGTTACGGCGCGGTCGCCGTGACGTCGGGCGTCGACCAGCAGGCGCAGCTGTCGCTGATCGCCGCCCGTCGCGTGCCGCAGAGCTGGATCGAGAAGGAGCCGGCCGTCCGGTTCCTGAAGCTCTCGGCGCGGCCGCTGGTGGTGCCGGTGCAGAACAACGCCTACGCGGTCATCCAGGTCCTCTCGTAGGGCGGACCCCCACGATGAACCTCCGAGATCAGGCCACCGCCGACCTCGCGACGTTACACAACGTCGACGAGTTCGCCATCGCGCTCAGCATCAACGGCGCGCCGGCGGTGGCCTGCATTCTCGACGAGGAGCTGGCGAAAACGGAGGCAGACGGCGTCCGCGAGTGGGACGCCATCCTCTACGTGCCGGCGGCCTCGCTGCCGGTGGCGCCGGTCACCGACCAGCGGCTCGAGCTCGACGGCGCCGACATCGGCGGGCACCGCTCGGCGATCGTGGTGCACACCAACACCATCCACAACCAGCGCGAGATCCAGCTGCGCTGGTTCGATTCCGGGGGCCGCGCGTGATCACCGCCGAGGCGCAGATGGATCGCGCGACGGCGGCGCTCGCCGAGCTACCCGGCGCGGCCGAGCGCGCGATGGCGCGCGCGCTCAATGCGGCGGCGGCGTCAGGGCGCCAGGCGGCGGTGAAGGCGATCACCGGCCGCTACGCCGTGCGCGCCGGCGACGTGCGAGAGAAGATCTCGCTGTCGACGGCGACGCCGGAGAGCCTGGCGGTGATGGTGCGGGCGAAGTCGCCGGCGCTCGCGCTCGGCTACTTCCCGCACGCGCCGACGCGCCCGGGCACGGGCGGCCGCGGCAAGCCGCCGCTCCGCGCCGAGGTCCTGCGCGGGCGCGAGAAGGCGGTCGCCGGCGCTTTCATCGCCACTATCAACGGCAAGCCCCGCGTCATGCTGCGCACCGGCGCGCGCACCGCGGCGGGCCGCGGCGCCATCGCGTCGGTCTACTCAGTGCCGATCGCCGAGATGTTGGGCGCGCCCTCGGTGCGCGAGGCGGTCGAGCAGCGCGCGCTCGAGGTGCTCGACGAACGGGTCGATCATGAGATCGACCGCGAGCTCGGGAGGGTCGGATGATGCGGGTTCCGAGCGCCATCGACTTGACCTCCGACGAGCTGGCCGAGCTCGGCGAAGCGACGGTGACGAGGATTCGAGGTCGGCTCGAAGTGATCACGCCGGCCCTGGAGAAGACCCCGGAGCTCCTGCGCAGGCATTTCAATGCTTGTGCGCGCGGCGCCCTGGGCCATGCCATCGAAGGGCGCAACGTCTCGGGCGGCGGTTCGACGAACTGGCCCCGCGAGCGCTGGCTGGCGGCCGCGCTGAAAGAGGCGGGATGAGCGACCCAACGCGCCTCGAAGCGGCCTCGTACAAGAGCGCCTCGCCGGCGACGATCGGCGCGCTGCACGACGCCATCAAGAGCCGGATGCAGCCGATCGCCGCCGCCTTCTGGACGCTCCTGACGAAGGGCGGCACCGAGCGCGCGCCGACCATCGTCGACGGCTGGCTGCCGCCGATCACCGGCGCCACCGACGAGCGCTTCCCCTACGTCATGGTGCGCCCGCAGAGCGGCATCGATTCGGTGCAGCAGGCGGTGCAGGACGCGCAGGCGACCTTCGAGATCCACATCGGCACGTACAACGACGCCGACGACGGCTGGAAGGACGTGCTGCAGGTCATCGACGCGATCCGCCTCGACCTCGGCGGCGCGCCGACGATCAACAAGACGGCCTTCGAGCAGACCGGGCCGCTCACCTGGGAGCTGCTCGCGCCGGTCGACCCGACGACGTCGACGCGCCCGCAGTGGCTCGGCATCGTCACCACCATCTGGACGTTCCCACGGCCGCGTCGCGTCGAAGCGCGCAACGCGATGGAGGACTGATCCCATGAGCCACGGCGTCAACATCACCGAAGTTCCGACGGGCGTCGTCCCGCCGGTGAGCGTCACCGCCGGGCTGCCGGTCTACGTCGGCACCGCGCCGATCAACCAGGGAGATCCGACGTCGGTCAACAAGCCGGTGCTGTGCGCGACCCTGGCCGACTACGTGGCGACGTTCGGCCCGATCCCCGACTCCTCGACGTGGGACAAGTGGACCCTCGCCGAGGCGGCGAGCGCGCACTTCAGCGTCTTCGGCGTCGGCCCGATCGTCTGCATCAACGTGATCGACCCGGCGAAGAGCGCACACGTCACCAAGCACACCGACGAGGCGCACACGCTCGGCAGCGACGGCACGGCGAAGCTGACGTTCTTCGGGGCGGTGCTATTGACCGTCGTCGTGAAGCTGACGACCACGGGGCATCCGGCGATGACGCTCGGCAGCGATTACACCCTCGCCTTCGACGACAACGGCATGCTGGTGGTGACGCGAGTTTCGAGCGGCCGCATTCCGGCGCTCGGCAACATCCTCGTCGACTATTCCACGCTCGAGCCGGAAGTGATCCACGAGGCCGATATCATCGGCGGCTACAGCGCCGGCGCGTACACCGGCCTCGAGGTGGTGAAGCAGGTCTACCCGAAGTTGCGTCTCGTGCCCGGCTTCATCCTCGCGCCGAAGTGGAGCCAGCAGCCGACGGTGGCGGCGCGCATGGCGGCGATCGGCAACGCCGAGCTCGAGGGCTTCAAGGCGATCGCGCTCGTCGACCTCTCGACCGAGCCGTACGAGATCGTGAGCTACTCGGACGCGGCGAGCTGGAAGAGCGACAACGGCTTCAACGTCGAGAACGAGATCGCCTGCTGGCCGAAGTTCAAGAACGGCAACGACGTCTACCACCTGTCGACGATGGTGGCGTGCATCGCCAACCTGACCGACAACGCCAACAACGGGATCCCGTTCGCCAGCCCGTCGAACAAGGTGATCACCGGCACGGCGGCGGTGCTCGACGACGGCACCGAGGTGGTGCTGACGAAGTCGCAGGCGAACTCGCTCAACGAGCAGGGCATCGTCACCGTCCTCAACGGCTTCAACGGCTGGCGCGTGTGGGGCAACCGCACGGCGATCTACCCAGGCTCGACGGACCCGAAGGACGCCTTCATCCCCATCCGCCGGATGTTCAACTTCTTTGGCAACACGGTGATCCTGACCGCCGACCGCGACATCGACGAGCCGGGCAACAAGCGGCAGATCGAGGGCGTCGTCGGCACCGTCGGTACCTTCATCAACGGCCTCATCGCGGTCGGCGCCGTCGTCGACGGATCGATCCAGTTCCTTGCCGCCGACAACTCGACCATCGATCTCGCCGACGGCAAGGTGGTGTTCGACTGCTCCATCTCGCCGCCGTCGCCGATGGAAGACCTGAATTTCAAGGTGCAGTACGACCCCAACGCCCTCGCGGCGCTGTTCGCGTAAAGGAGGCCCGCTGTGGCGAATCGTCTCGTTCCCGAACGGCTGGTCAACTTCCGGGTCTACGCCGGCGTCGGTGCCAAGGAGTTCATCGGCTTCTCCGACATCGAGCTGCCGAAGTTCGAGGCGATGACCGAGAGCATCTCCGGTGCCGGCATCGCCGGCGAGATGGAATCGGTGGTGATCGGCCATTTCAAGTCGATGGAGTCGAAGCTGAAGTTCCTCGCCGTCACCGCCGAGGCGATCGGGCTCATCGTGCCGGTGATGCAACAGTTCACCATCCGCGGATCGCTGCAGGTGCAAGATCCGGCGGCCGGCGTCTCGACCACCAAGGCCGTGCGCATCGACCTGCGCGGTCCGGTGAAGGGGCTCGATCCCGGCAAGTTCGAGCCGGGCAAGCGCATGGACACCGAGGTGACGGTCGAGGTGGCGGCTGTCAGCATCTTTTATGACTTCGTCGAGATCATCGCCCTCGACAAGTTCAACATGATCTTCAGGGTCAACGGCAACGACTACCTGCGCAGCGTGCGGCAGGACATGGGCGGCGCGTAGCCCATGGAGTTCAAGCTCTCCAAGCCGTTCGTTGTCGGCGAGAAGACCCTCGAGAAGCTCGAGCTGAAGCTCGACGAGCTGACCGGCGCCGACATCCTCAATTGCGAGCGCGAGGCAGTGGCGGCGCGCGGCGGCCAAGTCGCCGGCGCCATCATTCTCGACGGCGAGTTCCAGGCGCAGGTGGCGGCGCGCGCGTGCGGGCTCGAGCTGGCGGCGCTGAAGAAGATGAACGCCGCCGACTTCATCGGGCTCATGACGGCGGTGCAGGGTTTTTTGCTCGGTCCGGGCTGATCGCGGCGACCGCCGCTGAATCGGTCCGAGACCTGGCTGCGAGGCTTTCGATGGCGACGCACACCCCGATCACCTTCTGGCTGTCGATGACCTACCGGGACGCGTGTACCTGGTCGCACACCATCGCCAAGATCCAGGCAGAGCCGGAGCGGTAGCCGATGGGCCGCGTCTACGAGACCGCGATCCTGATCGGCGCAAAGCTCTCTGCCACCTTCAAATCGCAAACCTACTCGGCGAGCGAGGCGCTGAAGCGTCTCGGCGTCGAGGCGAAAAAGCTTTCTGCGGCCGAGCGCGCTAGCGAGAGCTTCGTACGTGTTACGGCCAACCTGAAAGACGCCACCGAAAAGTACAATACGACCGCAGAGGCGGTTGCACGCCTTGCCGTTGCCGAGAAAGCAGCGGGTGGCCCGACGCGAGAATCGATCAAATGGCGCAAGGCCGGCGAGCGTGCGCTGAAGACGGCCGCGAGAGAGTTTGATCGCGCCAGCCGCGCGGCCGGGGCCAACGCGGCGGCGCTTCACCGCGCCGGCGTCGACACCTCTAAGCTGACTCAGGAGCAGACGCGCCTCGCGGCCGCCCTAGCGGTGACGGAGCGCAAGCAGAAGGCCCTCGCGCAGGTGGCGGAGGCGCACGGCCGCATCTTCGGCAGGCGCGGCCTCACCGAGCGCATCTTCGGCGATCCGAAGCAGGCGCGCATCGACAAGCTCGGCGAGCAGCTCGGCGGCATCTTCAACGACGTGAAGCGCCTCGGCATCGCTGGTGTGGGCGCCGCGGTCGGCATCTTCGAGGTGGCGAAGTCGACGGCCGAGGCCGGCACGGATATCGAGAAGACGGCGATCCGGCTCGGCACCACCACCGACGCGCTGCAACTCCTGCGCGGCGCCGCCGGTAAGTCGAACGTCGACGTCGAGGCGCTCGACATCGGCCTCGGCAAGATGGCCGTCAACATCGGCAAGGTGATCTCGGCGAAGAAGAAGGGCGGCGCCGGCGGTCTCGTCGGCGAGGTGGGCGGGATCCAGCTCCTCGGTACCGGGAAGGGCGGCGGCGCCGGAGCGCAGGTCGACCCGTTCAAGCACCTCGGCCTCGACGCGAAGGATCTGGCGAAGCAGAAGCCGGAGGAGCAGGTCGGCCGCATCTCCGACGCGATCAACAAACTGAAGACGCACTCGGAGAAGGCGGCGGCGTCGGTGCAGATCTTCGGCAAGGGCGGCCTCGCGCTGCTGCCGCTCATCGAGAAGGGGAGCGCCGGCCAGGCGGAGCTGTTCGCGCAGATCCGGGCGAGCGGGAACCTGCTCTCGGCCGACACCATCGAGAACTCGAAGCGCTTCCACCTCGCGCTCCTCGCGAGCGAGGGGGCACTGAAGAGCGTCAAGAACACGCTCGGTGCGGCGTTACTTCCCGTCGTGACCGACGTCCTCGGCAAGTTCACCGCTTTCGTGCAGGAGAACCGCGCCGAGATCAAGGCGTGGGCCGAGAAGCTGGCGACGTGGATCCAGGGCAAGGCGATCCCGGCGGTGGTGAAGTTCGGTGGCGAGGCGCTCGACCTGGCGAAGAAGGTCGCCTCGCTCATCCAGCGCGGCGCCGATCTCGTCGGGGGCTTCGGCAACCTCGCCGCCGTCGTCGCGGCGCTGCGCCTCGCGCCGGTGGCGAAGTCGATCCTCGACATCAGCGCGGCGGCCATCAAGGGTGCGATCGGCCTCGCCAAGTACGTCGCGGCGAAGTGGAGCGCCGTCGCCGCCACGAAGGCGTTGAACGCGGCGGAGAGCGCCGGCGGCCTGCAGGGCGCGCCCGCGGCGACGGGGAAGTCGATCGGCACGGCCGCCAACGCGACGATGATCGCGGCCGCCGCGGCCATCGGCTACGAGATCGGCACGAAGGCGGCGCAGCTGCTCGATGACCAGTTCCAGCTGACCGCCAAGCTCGACAAGGTGCAGGAGGACGCGGCCCAGGCGAAGAGCTGGACCGACGTCTTCGGCCTGAAGGGCGGCCTCGGCCTCGGCGCCTTCGCATCGTGGAGTGCCAATCGCGATCGCGAGGAGCAAGCGCAGGCGGCGGAGTTCCTGCGTAAGAACCATCCCCGCGGCGCCGCCGCGGCGCAGGTGGCGGCGAACGCGCAGGCAGCGAAGCTGGCGGCGCAGGGTCCGCATGCGCTCTCGCCGAACCTCGCGCTTGCCGAGGGCGGCGGCCCGGCAAAGCTCGGCGCGAGCTCGGCGCGCGGCGGCGGCGTGCACATCGGGCAGCTGGTACTGCAGCACGGCGGAGATCCGGCCGACCCGCAGACCGCGAAGGAGTTCTCGAAGCAGCTGGGCGCGCACGTCGATGCCCACCAGCGGCGGAAGAAGGCCGAGGAGCGGCGCCTCTCCTATGGCTAGCGCGACCTACACCACGCGCTCCGGCGACACCTGGGACGCGATCGCCTTCCGCACGCGCGGCGCCGAGCGCTGGATGTACCTCCTCCTCGACGCCAACCCGGTGCACAACTACGTCGCGCGCTTCGACGCCGGCGTCGTGCTCAACGTGCCGCCCCTGCCCTCGCCGGCGCTCCCGTCGAGCCTCCCGCCGTGGAGGCTGCCGTGAGCGACCAGGTGCAGTCGCCAAACGCGACGGTGATCGATCCCTATCCGACGCCCGGGCAGCCGCTCGACCCATACGCCGCGCGCCCGGACGATCCGAACGCGCTGCAGCTCCTCGACCCGTACCCGGGGACGAAGATCGCGCGCCACGTCGAGCTGGCGATCGTCTGGCAGTCGAAGAACATCGCGCGTGACCTCGCGCCGCACCTCCGCGCGCTCTCCTACGCCGACAACCTCTCCGGCGCCGCCGACGATCTCTCGATCGAAGTCGAGGACCGCGACAGCCTCTGGTCGGGCGACTGGCGGCCGACCAAGGGCGACAGCGTCGTCGTGCGCCTCTCCGCCACGCCCTGGCTGACCAAGGTCGACAGCCTGCGCCTCGGCAAGTTCTCGCACGACAAGATCACGATCAGCGGACCGCCGCGGCGCGCAGTGATCAAGGCGGTCTCGGCGCCGCTCGCGACGGGCCTGCGCCGGCGGAAGCGCACGCGCTCCTGGAACGGCCGCACGCTGAAGGGCATCGCCCAGGACGTCGCGGACCGCGCCGGCCTCTCGCTGCTCTTCGACGGTGACGAGGGCCGGAAGTACGAGAACCGGGCGCAGAGCGACAAGTCCGACCTCGAGTTCATCGAGGAGCTGTGCAAGGACGTCGGTCGCACCCTCAAGGTGACGGAGGATCAGATCGCGATCTTCGACGAGCTCACGCGCGACTCGGCGGCGAGCGTCGGCGAGCTCGACCTCATCGGCGGCAAGGTCCTCTCCTGGGAGGTCGATAGCGACGACAGCAACCGCTACGGCTCCTGCGTCATCACTTTCTCCGACCCGACCACCGGGAAGACCCACCGCGGCCAGTTCCCGCCCGCCGGCCAGACGCTGCCCGACCTCGACCCCGACGGGCAGACGTTGGAGATCCGCATGCCGCTCTCGTCGATCGGCGAGGCGGCCGAGCGGGCGAAGGCGCTCTTGCGGAACGCGAACCGCTTCGCCACCAGCGGCACCATCACCATCATCGGCGACCCTGGCCTCGTCGCCGGCGTCACCTTCGACCTGGTCAACGCATTCGGCTTCGACGGCAAGTTCATCATCACCAAGGCCGAGCACCACCCGGTCGGCGGCTACACCTGCACGCTCACCGTGCGCCGCTGCTTGGAGGGCTTCTAGATGCGCGGCGAGTTCCGCACCGGGCGGATCGACTCCACCGACGCGAAGACGCACACCGCGCGGGTGAAGTTCGAGGAGGTCGACGGCTTCATCTCCTGGGACCTCTCGGTGCTCGTCACGCGCCCAGGCGATTACTCCATGCCGGCGCAGGGCACCGAGGTCCTGTGCGTTCTCCTCGACGGCCCGACGGGTCACGGCTGGGTGCTCGGAGCGCACTACAACGACGAGGACGCGCCGCCGACCAATGACGGCGCGCGTCGCGTGGTCGCCGGCGATGACGTGCGCCTAGGCGCCTTCGATGCGTCCGACAAGGTGGCGCTCGCGCCGGCGGTGAAGACCGAGATCCAGAAGGCGCTCGACTACGCCGACGGCATCGTCACCGCGATCAAGGCGGGCTTGCCGGTGGCGCAGGACGGCGGAGCCAACCTGAAGGCGACCATCGTCGCCGCGCTTCCGGTGAAGCCGTCGCTCTCCGAGCCGGCCGCCGAGAACGTGAGCGCAAAATGAGTCTGGGCGCGCTCGGCGACGTCGTCTTCGAGGCGAGCGCCGAGAAGGTGCGCACCTGGCAGGACATGAAGCGCTCCGGCGAGGCGCGCTGGGCGACGCACGAGGTCTTCGCTGGCAAGCCGGTGAAGGAGTTCATCGGCCCGGGCCTCGACACCATCACGCTGCAGGTGCGTCTCGACGCGCGCCTCGGTCTCGTGCCGCTCGACGAGGTGAAGGCGCTCAGGCGCCTCCGCGACACCGGCGCGGTGAACCAGCTGACCCTCGGCGGCGAGCTTGTCGGCGACTACACGGTGAAGTCGCTCTCCGAAGATCAGCGGCGCTTCGACCCGGCCGGCGTCCTCGTGACCGTCGTCGTCGATCTCACGTTGGAGGAATACCAGTGATCAACTGGTCGCCCACGACAGCGGACGAGGTGGTGCAGAACATTCGCACGCTCCTCGTCACTGCGCCCGGAACGGTGCCGCTCGCGCGCCAGCTCGGCACGCCGCAGGACGTGCTCGACACGCCGGAGTCGGTCGCCGGCGCCCGCCTGCAGGCCGACGTGATCCGCGCCGTGCGCACCTACGAGCCGCGTGCGCCGCTGAAGCGCGTCACTCTCACCGGCGACGCCAGTGGGCGCCTCGTCGCCACCGCGGAGCTGAAACCTTGAAGACGCTGACGCTCGACAATTTGGGACCGCCGGAGCATGGCCGGGCTGCTCGCTACTTCTGGCATCGCGGCGTCGCGACGAACGACAAATGGATGCCCGTCCGAGTCGAGGGCTGGCGCGCGATTACAACG